GATCAGAACATCCCCACTTCTTTTACAGTTGATCTACCGAGCGGACGCTCACTAGACTATGGACTTATCTCGGCTGATAAGATTGAAGGGGGCCGGTTACAATACTGTGCTCATTTCCCAAAAGGAGCTAAGATGATTCCGATAAAACTGTGGGGCGGGTTTGTAGCTGAGAATGCGTCGCAAGCACTCGCTAGAGATATTTTTTCAGACATGCTTGTAAGAGTGAACGAAGCAGGCCATAACGTCATTATGCACGTTCACGATGAAATCGTAGTTGAAACAGATGCAAACAAAGCGGAGGAGGTTCTGAAGGAAGTTTTAGAGATTATGTCAACCCCGCCTACTTGGATTCCTGACATTCCTCTTTCTGCCGATGGGACAATCTTAACTCGCTATACTAAATGAACTATCGATATATTGAAAATCTACGCTCTTCAGCCGCTCTTAAATCTTTAGACATTTCTTCGCTAGGGAGACCGCTGCCTTCTTTTGCATCAAAAGCAGAGTATCGGGCATGGTGTGCTGATCACAAAACGAAGCACGTTTTTTACAGCACAGTAGAGGGAAGAGCTCCATCAAAAAGAATTTCTACCGAGAACCCCGCTAACAAAGTTTACGGAATAGTGGCTGACTACGACGCGCCAGTAGATTGGTCTCTTGTCGACGGTAAGATAGCAACACTATGCGGTAAAAATTCTCCCACATGGAGGTCTAAGACTTACAGCAACTACATTAGATTGGTCTGGGAATTTGAGCAGGGAGTTCCTATTCCACCGGATATGTTTCCCGCTTTTGCTAAGGAATTAAAAAAAATTCTCCGCCTCAATAAAATTTTTGCTGGGTTTGATGAGACATCACTAAACCCATCACAGTATTTTGAGTTAGGATCCGAGTGGACAAAAATTGGGACTCCGTTACCGAAGTCAGTAGTTCACACGGCTTTGTTAAAATCAGCTGAGACAAACCCTCCGCAATCTGGGGACACCGCAATACCCATTGATGTTGTTGCTGATAAAGTAAAAGCTGACTATGGGCACAGATGGGTGGGGCCATTTGACGTGGGAAGCAGAGGACCTTTATTTTGGATCGACGACGGGATAGATCGTGAAGGATGTCAAGTAGCAGAAGATGGAATGATTTGCTACAGCGACCGAGCTGGCAGAGGGTTTCTATCTTGGCGGGATATATTTGGGCCTTCGTTTGTAGAAGACTACGAACAGAAAAAACTCGGGTCTCTTTTAGACGAATATTGGTTTAATGGAAAAAAGTTTTTTAAGCTGCTCGATAATATTGCGGTAGAAATCCCACGAGATCAGCTTGTCCTTGAATTGCGACAGATGGGGTTTTGCCCCAAGCAAAAGAAAGGGAAACCACTTTCAGAAGTAGAAGCTGCTGTGCTGGTTGTAAGTAACCAAAATAGAATTACAGAGATAGCTCCAGTGGTTTTTTCAAAAGATAGGGTGGTTGAAGAAAGCGGTAATCGTATTTTAAATACGTCAACAGTAGAGCCCGTTGAACCCGCTTCGGACGGAGACCCTCAACACTGGCCGTTTATCCACGCATGGCTGCATCAACTTTTTGAGAACTCTACATCTCGTCCGACGGTTGACTATTTCTTTGCGTGGATGAAACGCTTTTACGAGGCGATATTGGATCGGGAAACAAAACAAGGACAGGCGTTAATCCTTGTCGGGCCGACAAATAAAGGCAAGAGCTTGTTATCAAACCGTGTTATCTCGGGGCTTGTTGGGGGGTTCTCGGATGCTTCTGACTATTTGTCGGGGCATACTAAATTTAACAAAGACCTTGGCCGAGTTGCATCGTGGGTGATCGACGACACTACCAGTGCGAGTTCTTTTCAAGATCAACGTAAAGCAACTGAGCTGATTAAGAGAGCTGTGGCAAACCCACGAATCGAGTATATGGCTAAATATGCCGATTCGATTTCAATCCCATGGGCGGGCCGAGTAATTATGTCTTTAAATATGGACGCCAACAGCTTGTCGGTTATACCTGCGCTTGATAGCAGTAATCGTGACAAGCTGATGGCTTTACGAATAAGCGATAATGCGACCAGTAACTTTCCTCCTAATAAGATGCTGGAAGCTACAATAAAATCAGAGCTCCCGCACTTTGGAAAGTGGCTCCTCGATTGGGCAGTGCCTCAAGAGATTGAATCTTACGGAAGATTTGGCGTAACCAGTTTCATCGATGTGTCGGTCTCATCAGCAGCTTATGACAACTCTAGCCGGTCAGCGGTTGCTGAATTAGTAGAATTCTTTTCTAAGAAGTGCCGCGCTCTTAATGATACACTGAGAACATGGGAAGGAACTCTGACAGAGTTTCAAGTCACTCTCCATGATTTAAACAACGGTAGAAGTGTGGGGATGTCGAACAACCTTGAGTTTGTTCGACGGGGGATGTCGGCTTTGGAAGAGGCCGGAAAAGCAAACAGCGGGATACGCCCTGTGAAATCAGTTGGTCAGGGAGGAGGTAAAGTCTGGACGATTAACATCGAACAGAAATATGATATTATTCCTGCTGCTGTTGCCGTATCACAGTGAAGACGGTGATCGTAAGGCCGAGATCGGAATGTGATATCCTGAAACTTTGTATTTAAATCCGTAATCGTCTTCTTCGCCTTTGCGTTTAAACTCGCCTTCCGAAAGCAGTCTATTCTTTGTGACCCAGCCTAGCATCCACGCTCGGGTGAGGTCCTTACGGACGCGGACGAAAAAATAATGGCTCGCTTTGAGAGGCTTGCCTTCAGGACAGACAACAGAAGCGGTGTAGTGTGGGCGGGGTTTGTCGCAGCATGTCTTGGACTTAACGTCAATTTTTCTATTTCCAAGTAAGTAGTCGTGCGTGAGAGAAAAATTTCCTACATATTTTGACTCTGGGAAAAGAAGCTCAAACCCAATCTCACCCAAGAAGCCAGTCATTCGACCGGCTCCACGGGTGAATGAGTTGGGAAGCACGCCGAGATTTTGGCTTCGCTCGAACGCCTGCTTTACATTCTCAGAGTTCGGGATGAACTTAATAAGTTTGCTCCGTCCCTCTTTAGAAAATTGACGGGGCAGTTTTTTCTTCATCTACCAGAGATGCTTACACGCCCAATATCTTGCTGTAGTTTTGTCTTTTGCCGTGGCGCAATTATGCCGCGCTCGAAAGTTAGCACGACGTTTGGGGTTCTTGTGTTTTCGGAAATCAGAGTAATCACGATGTCCGTATGACACTTTTTTAATTTTGTCTCCCTGTTTGCCGAGAACAACAAACTTCTTCTTGCTCCCTTTAGGAGCTCGTTTCGGTTTGTTGAACCCAGCAAACGTCTCGCCGAAATACGAGATCCGGCCAGAGGGCAAACGTTTGAATCGTTTAGTAGCCACTGCCACCCATCATTTTTCCGTTTTTCTTTTTAGCCATTTTTTCATGGCTAAACCCTTTATTCTTCAGAGCAAGATGCTCTTTGAATGTTTTTGTCATAACCGCTTTTTTCCCGTCAGGGGAATACATCATATGCGGTTTGAAGTCCTTTTCACTTTTAGGTCCTTTCATATCTGTTTATTTTTTGGTTTTGCGTTTTCGTTTTGAGGAAGATTTACCTGATGCCCTCAAAAATGCTCGACGTTCTGCTTCTGTATATTTCGCACGGGTCTTGCCGCTGGCTTTAGCTTTACGTTTGCGCCTAGTTCCAGCCGCGTATTCAGAGGCAGACAAAGATTTTATCGCGGCGTCTGGCAAGTATCGCTCTCCTGTCTCCGAAGACTTCTTGCCTGATTTAGTTCTCCACTTTTGCTTTGTCCAATTGCGGAGGGATTGTTGTGATTTTCGTAAAGCCATAATTTTTAATTACGATATCCCCCACCAGCTTTTCGATACCTCGCAGCCAGCAACTGCGCTTTACGCGCCGACCACACTCCACGAGGTCCGCCTTTTGACCCCGCTTTAATCCGTTGAAACAGCCGCTTTCGCATAGCGGGCTTGGTATAATTACCGGCTTCGTTGACGCGGGATTTAGATTTTTTCTTTTTAGCCATTATACTTTGAATCTTTTGCAGAATCTTTCCCACGCAGGGAAAAACAACTCTTCTATACAAACTACCAAACTTTCTTCCTCGAAGGAATCCAATCTATCGAGTCCGCTAAATGCGAGACAAGCGTGGAGCATCTCATGGCGAACAGTTGTTTTTACATCTGCGGGTTTTAAATTTTGATCAATGACTATCGTTTTACGCTCATGCGAGTAATAACCATAATATCCTTTAGAGCGGTTGTTCTCATCGCTCAAATCTTCTCGTATTATTTTAACCGGAACTCCGGCTATACGAATTGATTTGGGGACAGTCATCCTCCTGAAAATTTTGTTATTGCTCTGACAAACACACCAGCCAGTTTGCCCCGATTATTGTTTATAGATTGCCACTCTTCACAGTTACTGCCAAAAAAAGGCTCTGCGATAACTGCTGCGCACGGCGTTTTCCTTAAAAAAAGACTGCCCCTTTGATCTGCGCTTCGGGGTTTTGCCCCACGAGATTTCATGTCAGGATATGCTGCCTCCATTTCATCCCGCAAAGTATACGCTAACTTGCTGCCTTTTTTGCTGCTGTGCCAGTAAAGCCATTCGTGCCCAACAGCAGAAGGGCTTGCTGAATTAAAATGAAACTCAATCACGGCATCGATGCCGTCGTCTTTAAGCATTTGAGCAAGGTTGGCGATACCATCAGAATAACTATCCGCGTTGTAGTCGTCGTAAATTTTAAACTCTACAGGCAACGGGGGTGCAATACGCCGAACTAAATCGCTATTAAACATCCACTCAGAAATAGAATAACCAGACTCTTGTGAAGTCATGGCTCCTTCATCTCCTCGACGAGAATGTCCTACTGCTAATCCTATTTTCATTTATTAATCAGTCGATAAAGAGAGGCTATTCCTACTGCTATACCAACAATCAAAGAACCTACTCTCAGCCAATATTCGAATTGTTCCTGCATACTGGTGACGAGTCCTATTACCGGAGCTGCCATCCCAACTAGTGAGTCAAAAATACGGGTATTGATCATTTGTCTCCAATAATAATTGCTCGTTGGTAACTGTAATCAGAATGAAATTTATGGTTCTTACGTCCGATCAAAGTTCCTTCAACAAAGTCATAAGGGACGCCCTCTACAAGCGTAATAGTAGGGGGGTCATAAAGAGCGGAGTCGTTCACGCTCTCGACGAATTCGTCGGGCCAAACGCTCGATGAGCAACTTGCTAGAAGGGCTACCGTCAGCAGCGAGACGAGCAAGCTCATCTTCCAAATCGTCGATCCGTCTGTCTCTTCTGAATCTGACGCTCTCGATGTAAGCATTTAATGCAGCAGTTAAGAGTTGAACAAAAGATTTCACTTGCTCTTAGCTTTGCCCACATTGAGGGCAAGCCATGAAATGACTGCTGAAGCGCGGGAAACCCACTTGTTGTCGCTTTCGTTTGGAGTCAATGTAGCCACAAGAGAAGCTACGGCGATTACACTTGCTGCGATTTGAAGCAGGGTGTCTACGTTTTCTGTAATATATTCGATCATAGGGGTAAAAGTTACATGATATTTAAAACAGTTCCACCAGAGCCAGCGGGGTCAAAACGAACGGCGGGCTTTGCAGCCCCACGATGGGCGTCGAGCTGTTCGTCGAGGACTCCTCGGCAGACGCTCCAATGGTAGTTGGCTCTCTCAAGGTCTGCGTTCTCTTCGGCAATATTGCCGAGCATCGCGTGCTTGATTGCGCTTAGGCTTGAGATGTGGATTAAATCCGTTGGTTCTAAAAGACTTGTAAACTTACGCTTTAACAAAAGACGAAGAGAGGCTTTTTGATTATTCACATCAACTCTATATCGACGATAACGACCTACTTTATTCGGCTCTCTTAAAGTAGCTAACTTAGTCGTGGGTTGTAAGATAATGCTCTCTCCTCCGGTTGCGGTCCAGAGATTATACTCGCTAGTAGAGCGGTAGACGTAGACTTCTTTCTTTGTCTTATCAATTCCTGTAACTGGGTAGTAATTATCTGCGCCGTCTATCTCAGCGCCAGACGAGCCGCCGCTTACAGAGGCATTAGCCCAACCACTAAAACTAAGTATATCCCCAACTTTTATCCCACTTACGTCTGTCAAAGGGACAATAATAGTTGTTGAGGCTCCTATGCCCAATGCCGGAATTGTTTGTTTAATTGTTGTCCCGCTTAAAGTTACAGCTTGATCGTTTGCTGACGCTGCCACTGGGATAGCAACAACATCTACGTCTGCGCCTAAATTAGTCCCACCTGTCTTAACCTGTTGAGCTGACGATATATCTACGTCTGTAGTAGATAAAAATGATTGTCCGTTTAAAACAAATCTTTCTGTCTTAGACCCCGCTGCAACTGTAAAATCAACTTCTATAAATGTGTCACTAACTCCTGTGGGGAGCGCCATAGCGGGAAAAACGGGGAGTATTACTAATGTATATCCTAAAGCTGTGTAAGACAAATCTGAGATGGGTTTTATTTCCTCAATAGTTGGAGAATACCCATCGTCCACAATGCCAAATGAAGCCAGCGTGTTCTCGCCGTCGCGGTCGTTTCGTCCTACGATATTGTAATCGTGAAACTGAGAGCGTATTTTTTGCGGGTATGAGTAATCTACACTATCCCCAGTCGGGTCGAGAAGAGCCGCAACAATAGACTCGGCGTGGTCGGGGATTGTGAATGTCCCGTCGGAAGTGGAAACAACGTGCTCAAACAAAAGGTCTCGCCATAGCCCCATGTTGTAGAGGCGGGGTAGGGCGAGGTTAAGTTCTTTTCTAAACTGTGGGGCACCCTCAACACCTTGAGCTGCGGGTGATCCACACACAGATTGAAGGGCGTCAGTTACCCCTTGGGCAGTCAACGTAGCCATAACCAACGCTAACAAATTTTGAGTTAAGGGTCAAGAAACAGGGATTAAACCCGAACCCTGTCCATTACAATTGGTTGCCACGACACGTCACTAGAAATCTTTTGAACAACACTCTCGTTAAGATTAACGGTGCCGATGTGAACATGGTAGGTGCTAACCTCAAAGTCATCAGGAGGATCTGTTAATCTTCCTGTTGTGTCGTTTCCAATTGATACCGGTCCTGTAACGGAGCCAACCGGCACCCCTATTTGCACCCAACATTTTTGAACATTAGGCGATTCTTCAAAGTCTACTTCCCAACACAAATATACTTCGCCGTAGCCATCAAGCTGATGAAACGTGTGAACTCCGTCGAGTTTTGAGTCCATTGCTTCTCCATCTTTTTCATTAATGTTGGGAACCTGTTGCGTAATATTATTGATCGCGCTCTGTCCGGCCCCGTCACAATAAGTAATCACGTTGCCTGCTCCTTCTAATCCTGTTACCGTGTGGTTCAGAACTTCGGTTGGCGCAGTGGATGTTCCGTCAGAAACATCTTTGACACCTGAGTGTGTTAATGTTTCTGAGCCAGCAGACCCTGTAAGCCCCCCGTGTTTATG